ACGACCTGAAGCAGGGCATGGAAACGTGCCCTCCAGAGGTCGGCGCTATTGCGGCGGTGTTCCGTGGCGCGCTGTGCCTGCATGTCGGCGTGGTGGTCGAGGCTGATGGCAGGCTTAAGGTGCTGGACACCAACCCAGGCGGTGTACGACTGCGCACCGTCCGTGAGTTTGAAACTGACTTTCCAAGGGTGGTCTTCTACCGTGATCGAATTTTTCCCGAACAAGATGGCCGGCTCGGCGCCGATGGTCACGTACACGACTGATCGGCGCATGACGCTGGAGCAGTGGCTGATCGAGCAGTCGCCCAGCTACCAGCGGATGGAATCGCCTCCGATCAGCATTGTGCTGAATGACGAACTGATTGAAGCGAAACGCTGGCACAAGGTGGTTTTCAAGCCGTCTGATCATGTCGAGATCTATCGCGAGCCAAAGGGCACTGACCCCTTCAGCATCACCTACGCCCTGTTCGCAGGCGCGAAAGCGGTGATGAAGATGATGGTGCCGAAGATGCCCGGCATGCCTTCGAACTCCACTGTGCAGGGCAACCCCCTGACCGAGGCCAGCGCCAAGGGCAACAAGGTCAAGCTGGGCGACACCATTCGCCAGATCGCTGGGCACCAAAAGGTATACCCGTCCTACCTGGCTGAACCACGCACTTGGTTTGTTTCTCCACGGGAGCAGTGGATTGAGATGCTGCTGTATGTCTCGGCGGGTGATTTGGATATCCCAATCAGCAAGATCAAGGTGGGTGAAACTCCACTGATTTCGCTGGGTGCCGATGCCCGCGTGACGATCTATCCGCCTGGTGCGGATGTGTCGGGCGATACCGCATCGATGCTCTGGTTCAATGTGGCCGAGGTGGGAGCGAGTTCAAGCGGATCTGCTGGCTTGCAGCTGACGGTTTCGAACAGCATCACGCCATCGGCGCGGGCTTCGGCCTACCAGTTCAATGGCAATACCATCTCGATCCCTGCGGGGGCGGGTGCGTTCCCTGCGGATTGGGTCAGCGGCTTGGTGATTCGTGCGCTGGCTTACTACGAATACACGGTCATCGATGGTGGGACGGGCCGCGACATCGTCCAAGGCCCTCTGGAGATGCTCAATCCTGAAGTCGGCATGCCGATCGAGGTCGTGGGTGCCAACGGCGGGCTGTACATCGTCAACAGCTACATGCCCTATGCGCCTGCAATACCGCCCGGCGCTGGGACTGCTTCAACGCTGCGGGGCTCCAGTGCTCCGTCGCGCTACGACTTTGATGTGACGCCGTTGTCGCTCACTGTCAGCCGAGGCGGGACGGCATACCCGGTCACCCTGAACACTGTGACAACCGATCTTGCTGGTCTGGTGTCGGCGTTCAACGCCGCCAAGGGCGTTGCGCCATTCATTGCCAGCGCCTCGCTGGGCCGACTACTGCTCACGGAAACGTCCGCTTTTACCGGTATGCCGCTGACATCGACGGACGCGACTCTTTTCGGCAGCAGTCCAGTCAGCAGCACCGGCACTGCGCCAACCAGCGGGTCGCCTGAGCAGCCCGCAGAGATGACCTTGAACTATGACGGCGGAGCGCCTGCGAATGGCCTTGCGCTGGGCACTGGCTTGGCCTGTATTGGTCCTAGAGGGTTGCGGTATCGCATCACGGCCTCCGGTAGCTCCATTATTGAGGTCGAGCGTCTGACCTCCGCAGGTGCCGTTGATGAGGATTGGCGTGGGTTCAGTTATCTGGAAAGCGTTAACAGCGTGATCAACCTCGACCCGTCCAGCTTGCAGGGTGGGTACCGCGGCCCCTTCGTCTGCAGTCCGGTCGGGGAGAAAGTCACCGCCATCGAGTATTCCGTCTTTGCGGCCAACGGGCTGATTGGTCTCGGGAAGAAAGGGGACATGTACGCTATTTCATCAGGCCACCAGTTTGAGTACCGGGATGCGGATGTGGCCGGTGCATGGACTGTATTGCCGAAAGGGGTGAGCGGTGCTTCGCGCGATGCCCTGGGCTTTACCTTTAGACATGAGCTGCCTTATCCAATGCGGCCCGAGTGTCGCCTCAAGCGCCTACCCAAGACCGGCGGCGCGAACGCTGACGAGGTCAACGACGACATGATGTGGTACAGCCTGCGCGGGCTGCGTCAGATTCGCCCAACCAGCTATCCGGGCATGACAGTCATCTCGGCCAAAATACGTGGTGCTGACCGGCTCTCAGCGCAATCAGAGAGCCAGGTGAATCTGGAGGCCACCCGAATCCTGCCATTGCGCAGCGGCGGCACCTGGCAAGCACCTGCACCTACACGTGACATCGTGCCGTGGGTGCTGAATGTACTCAAATCGCTGGGCTACACCGACGCCGATATCGACCTTGAAGAGTTTGACCGGTTGCACGCGTCCTGTGTTGCCGATGGCCAGCTCTACGACGAGACGATTGATGCCTCAAGTATTGCCAAGGAAGCTCTGAACAATGCGCTCGCCTGTGGCTGGGCTGAGCTGACCATCGCTAACGGGCTCATCAGGCCAGTACGCGATGAGCCTAGAGCCATATTTGAGCGTGAGTACGGCCCTAAGACCCAAACCTACTCACCGCAGAACATGACCACTGCCTTGAAAATCAGAGGCCCGCTTCCTTCGATCAATGACTATGACGCTGTAGATGTTGAGTTTTACTCGAGTAAAAGCTGGGCATGGGAAACCGTTGAATGCCGATGGCCTGGTGATCTTGGGATGAAGGTCGAGAAGGTAAAACTGCCCGGGGTGACTGATCGAGACCGCGCCTATCGGTGGGGTATGCGCCGTCGGGGGCACCAACTGTTCCGATCGGATACTTACACCTGGGCGACCACGCTGGCCGGGCGCAACTCGGGTTACTTGAGCTTTTGCGCGGTGGCCAGTGATACGCCTGGGATGTGCCAGAGCGCACTGCTGATGGGGTTCGAGCCGGTGCCGGGCGGGATCATTCTGGAGTCTTCAGAAATCCTCGACTGGTCAGCGGGTGGCGAGCACAAGATCGGCATTCGCCGGCTCGATGGCACGCTGTCCGGGCCCTACGTGGCTACGCAGATCGACGAGGCTCGCGTGAAGGTGGATGAGCTGGACTTTGTGCCAGAAACCATTCCCGGCTTGGAGCCGCCGCATATCCTGTTCGGCCCCTCCAATAAATGGGCGTACCCGGTATTGGTGACGTCCGCCGATCCATCCGAAGGGAATGTCTCGATGAAGGGGATGCCCTATGACGCCCGGGTTTACACCTACGACCACGCCACGGCGCCATGACCAAGGACTGAAAACCTATGCTTGCATACCCTGAAGGCTTGCCGCTCCCGCAGCGGGAGGGCTACGGATTTGATCCGGTCAGCCCGATGACCAGTTCGAAAATGGTGTCGGGGCGAGTCAGGCAGCGTCGTGCATTTCGCAGCGTGCCGACGGTGGCCGCTGTCACCTGGCAGCTAAGCGCAGCTCAGGCGCAATTGTTTGAGGGCTGGTTCGAGCATGTGCTGATCTCCGGGACGCTGCCATTCGACTGCCCATTGAAAACGCCGCTGGGGCTCGAGAACTACCAGGCGAACTTCGTCGATATCTACAGCGGCCCGGCGCTGGTTGGCGTGGACCTTTGGCGGTTTACCGCACAGCTCAGGCTGTTCAAGCGGCCAGTGATCGATGCCGAGTGGGTGCTGATCGCGCCGGACTTCATCCTTGGGTCGGACATCTTCGACCGGGCCATGAATCAGGATTGGCCTCGGCACTTCGACGAGTGATCCGCCCAGTAGCGGCCAGCCCTGGCCATTACGCACCTACGAAATTTCCACCGGCAGCTCGCCGGAAAATTTAAAACTCAACGCCCTCGGCACCGCCTTCTTCGCGGCGGAGAGGGCGTGCCTGCGAGAAATATGCCCATGACTTTTGGCACCGGAAATCCTATCGGATCAACCAACCCCAAAGACCTGAAGGACAACGCCTACAACCTTGACCTGCTGCTGCTCGGACCAAATCCGTCCTACCCCGATCGCCTGGGCGTGCCGCGCAAGTCGTGGAAGGGGCTGGAGGTGGCGTTTGATTCGGATCAGGTACGGCGGGAGTCTGAGTTTGATACTGATCAGGCCCAGCGGGCCCTTGAGTTCAGCGAGTTCCTGGAAAACAGCGGCTTCGAGACCCCGGTAGATTACGTGGCGGCGCTCGGCATCATCCGGCCAACGCAGATCGTCAGATTCGGCGGGGAGCTGTACCGGGCGCACGACGCCGATCTTCCGTTCACCACAACGACCTGGGCAGCGGATGAGGTTAAGTTTTTTGCGGTTGGCGACGCTGTTTTTCGGCAAGAACTTTCGGAGCCTACTGGTGCGAAAATGCTCGGGCATGGGCGCGAGCAGCTAAATCGTTCGATAGACTCAGTGGCTGGGATGCTCAACGCGCTGCCCGTCAACCTGTGGGAATTTGCTCATTACGCGACCGGATACGTATCAGGTGGCGACCCCGAGACCTGGATCTGGACGCCGGCCATTCAAGCTGCATTAGACTTTGCCGCGAGTGATCCGAAACGGATACGCGCCGTATACGCGCCGGGCGGGAATTATCTAACAGGGTTGTTTTACGTTCCACGGGGCGTTGATTTCTACGGAGATGGATCCATCGAAAATGGCCTCATGTCGGCGACCCGTTTTATTGCCGCACCGGGACTCAATCAAGACGTGATGCGCTTCAAGTGGCAGAACGATGGCGGCGCCCGGCGCTTCTGGTTTGGTGCTGTTCGCCGCATGGCCATCTTCGGCGACGTGACGAACGCATCGGGCTGGGGCATTTCGCTGCGCGCTGATGACGGCGTGAAAATTGCGCCGCAGGACACCAGCGTTTTCGAGGATCTGATTGTTCGCCGCTGCCCCTCTGGCGGCATGGAGTTCCCAGACGGGGCTTTGCCGTTGAGCCTTAACAGGGTCAAGCTGCTATGGAACGGTGGGCCTGGACTGCATATCACTGGCGGGACATTCCTGCATCAGTCGCTTGATCTGATGAGTATCTCCGGTGACGGGAACGGATCGGCGCTGATCAAGCTGAGTAACCTGGACGGCAATGGCAGCGTCAACATCTACAACACGAAATCAGAGCGCCGCATCAACTCTGACTTTGGCACCGGCGCCCAGCAACCGAACGCTATCTGGCTGGAGAATTGCGACAAGACGCCAATCAATGTCTTCGGCGGCACGCACATTAGCTCTATCCCGGCAGGCGGCGTATTCGAGAAGCCCGGATCGTTCATTCGAATCACGGGCGGCCTGCGGCCAGTTGTCTCCTGGTTCGGCTTGGCTGTTCGGGTGAGGCCTACCGATACCGGTGCCGACCCTGCAGTGCTAGAAGATCCGTCAGGGGCCTATATCCCGTACACCAGGGCAAGTGGCCGATATGGTGCATCCAATACGATTGATTACACCCAGAGCAGTGCTGCTTATAGAACATTTGGGCCGGTCAACGCCTACCAGTCGATTAGCGTGGAGGCCACTGGCGACCAGGTTGCCGGTGTGACGCCGGGGCGTTCATTTATCGAGACTGATGTCGGCGTGGACGCAAAGGTGTGGCTGGAGGTTGTCAGCGGCAGTCAGCTCACCAGGCGCTGCGTTAACGATGCTGGCACTGTCACGAACGTGTACGAGCGCGTTAACCGATCTGGCGCAGTACCAACCTCGATGGATTGGCTGGTTCCAGTGCGCCCGCATGTTCTGACGATTTCGGCATTGCCGGCGGCATCGTCTTTTTCGAACGCAGTGGTGATGATTTCAAATCCCGCTGCAGGCAAGGGCAGAATGGTCTACTCGGATGGCTCAATCTGGCGATATGTCAGCGATGATTCAGCGGTTTAATTTTAGGTTGATGTCATCGCGCCTTATATGGCCCGCCCAGTCGCGGGCTTTCTTTTTCCTGGAGAGCTGAATGCCCATTACCCAGCAGCAATTGCTGCAGATATTCCCCCAAGCCCGCCCAGTCGCGGGCTTTTTTGTGGCCGCTCTCAATGCGGCCATGGCCCGGTACCGGATTGACTCGCCAGTGCGCGTGGCCGCCTTCCTGGCGCAGGTCGGCCACGAGTCTGCCCAGTTGACTCGCCTGGTCGAGAACCTCAACTACAGCGCCAAGGGACTGCAATCAACCTGGCCGAATCGGTTCGACGCTGCACTGGCGGCCCAGCTCGAGCGTAAGCCCGAGCAGATCGCGAACATCGCCTACGACGGGCGCATGGGCAACACCGCTCCGGGCGACGGCTGGCGGTACCGGGGCAGAGGGCTGACTCAGGTCACCGGCAAGAGCAACTATCAGGCAGCCGGCAAAGCGCTGGGGCTGGACCTGGTTGCTCATCCTGAATGGCTCGAGCAGCCGGAGTGTGCCGCGATGTCGGCAGCGTGGTTCTGGTCGGCCAATGGCTGCAATGAGCTGGCGGATGCGGGGCTATTCGCGAAGATCACCCGGACGATCAATGGCGGGCTGACCGGTCAGGCTGAGCGCTTGGCGTTGCGCGATCGCGCTGCGCAGGTGTTGGGGTGAGTGTGTTTCGATAGGGATTGTGTTCGTCGGCAGGACGCCGGGGGAGGGGGGGCGCTTGCGCAAAACCACCGCTGCAGGCCACGGTTTATCGTTTGCATAAGCACAAAAATGCGGATGGTTTGCCACCCTAGATAGGGTGCATATTCCTTTAATAACAATAGCTTAGCGTTCTTCAGGCCCCAGAATGGGGTGCTAGGGGTCGAGTGTTCGAATCACTCCGTCCCGACCATATTATTCAATGACTTAGCCCAATCTGTGAAGGTTGGGCTTTTTCATGCTCAGGGACTTTTGCGGGGTTCATCCGGTTTTCCTCCTCAAGATCGTCAACGCGGGCCCCCGCGAATCAGTTGACGACGCTTTGTTTGCCGCATCGATCAGTTGCCCAAGCTCTGCGGTAGAATAGTGGCTCGTAATGCTTCCGTTCTTATGCCCAAGCAATGCCTTTCGATCTTCCAGTGTCACGCCTGCTGCACGTAGCCTTCTGCCAAAGGTGTGCTTCAGGTCGTGAACCCGGATCGATGCGAAACCCGGCAAAGCAGGGCGCAGGTATTTCTCCTGCCATATCTTCGCTGCGCGTACCCGCGCTTTCTTCCAGGCCGAATCGTTCATCCGATGCATCCCGGTACCGTCATAAGGGAAAACCCATTCCTTACTCAGGCCGCGTTGCTTTTCGATGACTGACTTGGCCACCCCGTTCAGAACGACAAGACGATCCTCACCGTTTTTAACGCCTGAGTTTTCTCGTCTCCCGCCAAAGCCTGCTGGAATCAGAAAGACGCTGGTATCCAACTCGGGCACGCAAATCTCCCAATCCCAACGCAGCTTGCAGACCTCTTGCTCGCGACACCCTGTGTTCACCTTGAACATGGCCATGTGCTGCAAGTGAGCCGGTAGCTCAGCAAACAACACCGATTGCTCTTCCCAAGAAAGGGGGTAGGGCTTTCGGCTGTCTGTCTTCTCGTCCAGCATGCTGATCATAGGCACTGACTCAAGCCAGGGCCTTTTCTCGGCGTCCCGCCATTTCCTTGCACAAAGGTTCAAAATCCTGACGACTCGTTGCAGGGCGATGTTGACCGTCCTGTTTGAGACGCCGGGTTTAACCTTGCCGGTCTTTGTCAGCCCCGGCGTTTGCCTGTCCTTGATGTACTGCGCCAGTGTCCCGTCATCGACGTGGGTTATGGGCAGATCGCCAAGGTAAGGATCAAGCTGTTCAATGTGCAGTGCCGACAGGGCAATTGATGGCTGAAGCTGGTACTCCACCAAAAACCTTGTTGCCGCCTCGCGCCAGGTTCGTACCTGGCGCACGCCGTAAACCTTTTCCTGCCTGAGCTTCTCAAGCCGGAAAATCAGGTACTGCTCGGCTTCTTCCCTTTCGCTCGATCCAGTGCTTTCTTGAAGTCGTGTACCTCGGACGACCTTGTCGATGTGCCAGATGCCGTTCCTCTCGTAGAGGCCGGAGATCGTTTTTCGCGCCATTGTTTCTCTCCCGGGCGCCCACTGCAGGGCGGATTGTTGTCCTCCGGCGATGCTTTATCAACCGATTTGGTTTTGATGTAGTTGTCTGCCCACTGATCGAGCTCGTATCGGTCGAACCCGACGCCTTGCGTGCCAATGCGGATTTCTTGGACGAAAGGGCGCACCATTTCAGTGAAAGCGCCTCGCGACATACCTAGATAGGCAGGGGCTTTACCGGCGCGGAGAATGCGTGGCGCGTATTGATCAGCTCTGACTGCTGCATTTGCCATAAATCACCCCAGTGCACGCGGTGACACAAAGCATGCCGGCAGTTGTTCATTGAGACACTTCAACACCTCGGCCTTGACCCTGCGCATAGAGCGAGCGCCAAGTCTGACCTTCTCCGGGAAGGTGTCTTTGTTCTCCATGTCGTAAATTTTGATGCTCTTGGAACCGGTGATCATGATTGCCTCAAACAACGCGATCAGTTCGGTCGGTTGAGCCTCGATGCTTGGGGCATTATGCGTTGGTGGTTGCATTGGAGTTCCTCGCCGTGCCGGTGACGACTAGTATGTTTTATGGGGGAGGGGGCAATTTTTGACGGTGGTTAAGTGGTTTTTTTATTCATAAAATTTTCTAGTCGCAGTAATACGAGGCAAGAAAAACCAGCGCTTGGATCGAAATTTTCCGCTGAAAAAAAGAACCAGCATGCTGCAGAAAACCAAAATATCTCCAATATAGTTATGGAAATTAGACCTTTCATCTTGTAGTCTCTGAGGGTTAAATAAATAATTTCACAGAAGAAAAGGCCCGCCATGGAACGAGGTATTGTAGTTTGCCCAACTAAGTTTGAAGTTTTTAAGGATGGCTTTTCTGTTTCTCCAGGACTTAGTGCTGATGATTTGCGATATTTTGTTTTGTACTGGGATAAGTTAGCTATTCCGACTGATAATTTTATCCATGTTGGGGTTCAAGATGAAGATTTTCTGGTTTCCGCAGGAGTTCTGGAAAGACCAGAAACTCAGTTCACTGGATCTTTCTATGGCTCCGATATGGCTATTGCTGCTATTGAGTCGTATGCAAAAGTTGCTGAAGAAAAGAAAGATGATAAAAAAACAGATTGGGTAATACATCAGTTTAGTACTGATTTAATTGTTCCGGAGTCCGTCAAGGCATCAAATCAAATACTTCGGCTTGATTTGTTTTCTGCACTACCTGTTCCTTCCGATATCATACCTATGTCGGAACTTCTCGAGTTCAAATCAAAGCGTCTTGATGAGTTCCAGGCATTACACGAATGTATAGATGATATATATTTTGAGATTTTATCATCTCCCGATCAAAGCCTAAGCTCAAAAAAATGTCTGAGTAGGCTGGAGTCTGCAATTAGAGATCTTGAAACGTCGCAGAAAGAGAGATTTTCGTTTTTTAAGAAATTTGATTTCTCGATCGAGACTGACGGAAGCCAGCTTTTTGATCTTGCTCCAGCTGTTGCGGGGCTTTACGCGGACTTCGCCAGTGGTGGCGCCGCGCTAGGGGTGCCTTCCTTATTCGGAGCTGTAGTTAGTGCGCGGAGTTGCTTGAAGGTTTCAACCAAGCCTGGCGATTTTTTTACCTCTGCAAAAGGTAAAAATAAACTGGCTTATTTGAGTGGGGCGAGAAAAGAAGGTGTATTAAAATTATAAGGTATGCGCTGAGGCCAACTGAGTCGGCTCAGCGCAAATTTCTGTATTGGTTGTGGAAGTTTAGTTGTGAGTCAGTTGGATGTATGACTGGCCTATGCTGAGTATTTGATGATCGTTCAAAGTCACGCCTGTGCAAGTCGCTTAAACCTAGCGTAACTTTGTGCATATGCCGTGGACGCGTGATCTATTGCATTTATCACAGACCGTTTGCAGATCGAACGGCCGCATGGGAGCACCTTTTAACGTACTGTTCGGCCCAGGGCGTTTATGCCGCAACTGCCTGACATTCTCTTGCTCGCCACGGATCATTTGCCATGGCCAGCGCTGCCATTGGCGGCGGGCTGACGCTGTTACCGCACATGTGAACCTGCTGGGTCTTTGTGAATGGCTTGCCATCGGCGCCGTGGCTGATGATGTAGTCGCCGGGAAAGCCCTGGGCCTTGTACAGCTCGGCTGGCTGCAGCATCCGCAGGCAGATATCGACGATCACATACGGCGTGCCTTTGATAGTCACGGTGACCAGTGCCAGGCGGTCGCGGGTGGTAATGGTCGGTGCTGGCTCGTTGGCGCCGCTTACATTCTCTGTGCCGTAGTAGCTGATCAGGAAGGCTGCGACCCGCAGTGCGCCGGCCTCAACTTCTGGTGAGAGTTGCAGCTCGACCAGCGAACTCTTGCCGCCACCGCCCGCTGTGATGGTGGGTGCCGGTTCGTCCAGGCCCTGGCCAACACTGGCGCCGAACTGACGCTCAAGGAATGCTGTCATCAGACCGTGATGGGTGCCGCCTGCGCTGATGGTGTGCAGTGGATCGTTTAAGTCGCGGGCATCGCAGTTGCCGCGCAAGTGCACCAGGTTGGCGGTGACTAGCTGTTGCTGGCTGCCGGTGTTGGTCACGGTGGTCATCGGATCGGTGATGCTCTTCGCGGCAGTCGTATTGAAACCACCATTCATCTGCGCCATGAACACAGTTGAGATTCCCATTGCATGTGCCGCACCGGCAGGGCGCTTGTAGTTCCCGCCGCTGGTGATGGTTGGCAAAGGCGGGGCTCCCGGCGCTGTTGACCTGACCGAATTCAACGCCTCGCAAAACGCAATCAAGGCCATTCTGGCTGAATACTCCAACGCCCAAAAAGAGCTGGATGCACTGCAAAAAGCCGGTTTGGTTTCGCAGGAGGAATACAGCTGGAAACGTGCAGGCCTGATCGGTAACGAAAAAGACGAAATAACGGCCGCCTATGAGGCCGAGATTGATGCCCTTGAGTCGGCCAAAGCCCGCAAGACGACCTCGGCTGCCCATGTCATCGAACTGGACAAGAAAATCGCCGATGCCCGCACTGATATGGTCAAGGCCCAGCAGGATGCAGATAGCAAACTCAAGGTGCTGGAGATCGATCAGGAGGGGCGACTCAAGAAGCAGGCCTTGGCGATCGATAACTACATCGATGCGCTGGCGCGGCAGAACCAAGCACTACAACAGGCTGGCCAGCGTGCAGCGACGGGTGTTGGCCAAGGTGATCGACAGAACGCACTCAATGCTGAACTCAACGGCATCGCGGATAGGGCCAACCAGCAGCGACTGGACCTGGCGCGGGACAAGGCCGACGCTGCGCGCAATATGAGCGCGGATGAGTACAACCAGAAACTGGCGGCGATCAACCAAAGCGAATCCGATCTCAAGGAAACCACCCTCAGCAACTACGAGGCCATGTCCGCCGCGCAAAGCGACTGGCGCAACGGTGCAACCTCGGCGTTCCAGAACTACCTGAACAGTGCCCGGGATGTTGCGGGCCAGACCAAGGCGCTATGAAACGCTCCAGCCCTGGTACTTGGATGCAAAGGGCTTTGATTGCTTCTGCAGGAGTCCGAACTGAAAGCCGATACTCCTTAAGTTCAGCGAAAGCAAAGGGTCTTGAGTTTGCAGTTTTCCGCGGGAAGCGGAATATCGGTGAGGGTGAACTTGGGTATCACGGACGGGGAGAGATCAAAATCGTGCCGGTGATCACCGGCAGCAAACGAGCGGGGCTTCTACAGACAATCGTGGGGGTAGTTATGATCATCGCCTCGTTTATCCCGGGCTTCCAGGCTCTTGCACCGGTAGGCATTGCGCTCGTCGCCGGCGGCGTTATCCAAATGCTCAGCCCCCAGCCAGGCGGCCTGAAAACCAGCGCGGCCCCTGAAAACACTCCCGGCTATGCCTTCGGCAGCGCCAAGAACACCACGGCATCAGGCAACCCGGTTCCTCTCTGCATCGGCTATCGCCGCTGGGGTGGTGCAATCATCAGCGCGTCGATCTACGCCGAAGACAAGATGTAAACCACCACCGAATACTGCGCCGCCCAAGAGGCGGTTTTTTATTGCCTGGAGAAAAATATGGGCGCTGTACAGTTAATCGATATTCATGGCGCCAAGGGCGGATCAGGCAAGCCCAAGACACCCACTGAAGCTCCGGACAGCCTGCGTTCTGTGGCGATCGCCAAGATGCTGATTGCCATTGGCGAGGGGGAGTTTGCCGGGGTGCCGACTGCAAAGGACATCTTCCTCGACAACACGCCGCTTGCTGACGCCCATGTGTGTGTGACTGCGGCACCAAGACCGAGGCGCTGGGTTCAAACATTCGATCAGGCAACACAAAATCTTGCGGTTGTCATAAGGGGCCAGCGATATCAAAAGCCATGACGATCCACGGTAAGAGCGGGACTCGTTGCTATTGGTTATGGCAGAACATGATGCGTCGTTGTTACGACAACAAGAATCCAGCCTATGGAAACTACGGAGGGCGGGGCATAACGGTTTGCGCTCGCTGGCATGAATTCGAAACCTTCTATGCCGATATGGGCGAAAGACCTGCGGGACATTCCTTAGACCGAATAGAGAATGAGCTCGGATATTCGCTAGAAAATTGCAGATGGGCCACTAGAGCTGATCAGGCAAGAAACACACGAACCAATGTGATGATTACCCGCGCTGGACAAACAAAAACGCTTGCAGAATGGGCAGAGATAACCGGCATCCCATACAGTCGTATACACGCAAGGAAGCAGCTGGGCTGGAGTGATGAGGAATTATTTCTTGGGAAGCGCCCAGCCCAGCGCATCAACGGTGGCCAGAATGGCGCCGCCGATCGACAGGCGCTGTACGCCCGGGCGCTGAAGGTGCTGGCGTGAAGATCGATGCGGTGAAGTGGGGCGGGGTGCTGCTGATCAGCCTTGCCCTGATGGCGGGCAGCGCGTGGATCGCATGGGAGTGGCAGGCCAACGCCTATGGCCAGCAACTGGCCGCCAAGGAAACCTCCCACCAAACCGAGCGCACCAACATGGCCAACGCCAACTCCGCGCAAGTCTTGGCAGAGCAGGGCAAGCGCCTAGCCCTTGAGAAGTGGCTGGCAGCCAGTGACCAATCCCATTACCGAGCCCTTACCGATGAGAAAACGAAACAGGCACGTCTGCGTGATCGCCTTGCTACTGCTGACTTGCGGCTGTCAGTCCAGCTCGACGCCGCCGCAACTGGTTGTGACGCAGTGCAAACCACCACCCGCACCGGCGGCGTGGTTCATGGCGCCCGTAGAGCCCGACTTGACCCAGCGCATGCTCAACGAATTATCGGAATAACCGGCGACGGTGACCAAGGACTGATCGCGCTGCAGGCCTGCCAGGATTACGCTAGGGAAGTCTCATACATGACTAATAAACGCTAACTACGGTGGATGTATTAGAGTTAGGTATCAGCCCGGAGCAGCTACGGACCGGGCCATCTTGTTGATATCCTTACAGAGGTTTTTTCACTTCCCAGTGAGAGGATTGGCTTTAATACCTAATGCAACCGCCGCTTTATGGGCCTTTCCGCGATACCCTTTTTTCGCCCCAGATAGAACCTGGTAGGTAGTCGCTGGGTCTAGGTCATGTTGGCGAGCGAAATCTGAAATGCTTATCCCGCTGGCTCGCAGCCAATTTTTTGCATCGGATGGTGATCTTAGTGAGCACATTCAAAGGTCCATTTTTGTTTAAGTTCGTTCAATATTAGCTTGTTCTTTATTTCGATGAACGAAAAATGCCCATTTGCCGCATTTTGATGACCAGATAGCTGGGTACTGTTTTTTATAGGCAAAGCTCGAATCGCCCCCTAGCAGGCGAATACTGCACGAAATTGAAGCGGTCCATGACTAGAGCAGTTGATCGATCAATATAGCATTTGTGTACATCAGGCTACCGTCTGCCGTTCGGTGTCCAACTATGTGAAATTGCCCGCGGTCGTTGTGCAAATAAACGCGCATATGGCAGTCGGACAAGGGCCCGCACTCATCTGGCAGTTTCAAGTCTAAGGAGCGCATGTCGACCTGGACCAGTGTCTCAGGTTCGAGGGTCTGCTGGAGGTGTTCTTCAGCACGCTCAAGTCGTAGGTGGAGAGGGCCGTCTACGTAAAAATGTATATTTCCCAAGGGGATAGCCTTGTCATCAATATTTTTTTTGTACCAACCCTCAATCGTTAGATTGCTCATATTAAAACCTCCGATGTAGGTTTCTGAGTAACGTAATCTTAAGTGCTTACCCCAGCCTTGAAGTATTTGACCACTGTGGATTGTGGCTAGTTCGTATGTTTTAGTTTCTTTTTTGCTGATGTTTTTGGGGAATACAATTGGGGCAGTAAATGCTAATAATACGGCTTATGTAAAAAGGCCACTACACTTAGTCATAATCTCGGTGCGCTCCCTGTAGCCCAGCTCGCCAAAGCTATACATAAGGCCACCGGGTTTTCGCTGCGCCGGCCTGTGAATCGTAACAGGAGCCGTGCCATGCCATTACACGTCACTCCCAATTATGAGCGCCGTCTAAGCGACCTGCGCAGTATATCCCCTGATATTGCCGCGCTGACTGAGCGCATCGCTTTAGACCTGCTGCCTGAAGAACTGGCTACCTCAACTGATACGCTGGAGGCGCAGTTATTGGACTACCTCCAAGCTGTTGCCCTGCTGCAGGCACGCAGCGTAACGCTGCTCACAGTTTGGTTGGGCGCAGTGGCCAGCGCCGGGGCGTTGACCCATCAACAAGCCGCGGTCTTTGTTCATGAAGCGGCAAACTTGGGCGCCTTATTAGAGGTAATGCACGAGTGAGCAATCTCTGTGATAACGGAAATGATCCGTTCGCCGGAATCAGCATGCCGCGCGAGGTCTCTGACCTTTTGCGGTGTCGTTTGACGGTCATTCAGCGCAGCACCGCCCCCCTGCAGGTGCATTTGCTCAGCGAGCGGGCGCAAGGTGTGATTGAGGCACTGGAAGTGCTCAAGGTACTCAACTCCTCTGAGCTGGAAAGCCTATACCTGATAATCGAAAATGCGTCACAGGCGCGTGTTAAGGAGCTGCTGTGATTGGGTGATGGGATTCATGGAGGCGCGCTGCTCATAATTATAACAAGTTAGAATGACTTGGCTTACGCGAATAACCATTGCTTATTGAACAGTAGGGGTAGTGAATCAGTTTTAGGAAGCTTTGGAATGTGGTTTTTTTTGAGTGGCGTTCAGTATTTTATGATTCCTATTCGTACGGATGTACTGGCCGTCAGGGAAGGCGTTTTTGATGGGGGTATGAGTTTTAAAGAAAATATGAATGTTGACGCGCGGTTGTCTTTTTCTTGTTGGCTAGAGTGGTCAATTGGGTAGAATTAAAGCGAGGAGGCTACATGTCGAATTGTTCTAATCTCATGAGTATGCTGAATTATTATGAGGTTATGATCTCTAGGTGCGTGAGCTTTGGTAAGGCTTATATCTGGTGTGCGGATTAGATGAGGTTTTCGGGGGGCTGCTGAGGAGTCGGTGCTGTTATGTTGTCAACTTTAGAGTTGCGTCATCTTATTGAGTCAGCATTTCTTCCTGTAAAATGCTGCTGTCGTGTTGAGTCAATGGAATGTCTCCAGGTTGAGATTTTTGACACTGAGACAGGGGAGCGACTGTTGCTTGTAAAGGGGGTTTCCATAGCTGAGCTTACAGGTAATCAAGCAATAACAAATTTGATAAGTACAATCCGCAGAGAGCTTTGTTCTGCTCGCGCAGCTAAGTAATAAATTGGCATAAATCAAGTGGGTGGGCTTTAGAGTTGATTGAGGCCAGAAGGTCTTTGTCATAGGTTCTTTGGATGATGGTTTTCATCTTTGTGAGCTGAACTGCCTGCTTGTATGCTTTGCCTGTGAATTTCGGCTAGTTCACTCCAAGGAAACTGATCTTGTCTCCCCCAGAACTGGCATCCAAGGCTATGGTGAAAAGGACTATTCTCTGTGTGATCCTGGCTTGCGCCGCAGAGGCGACAGCGCAGTCTGGAGCCCAAAATGACCCAGTGTTTGTTCCAAGTCTCTAACGGGTGCTCATTCATATGCATTGCAGATTAGTCCTTCGGTAACCAACTATATGGAATGAAAAATCGTCAACTGTCATCAGTAAGAAGAATAGTGCAATTTTGTATGTGTTGGTGCTGACTTGACACAAAAAATATTACCAAGGGGTTGTGCAGGCTAGGTCTGTTTTGGTTACCCGACCAACTCAGGGGAAGGAGTGGCGGTATAGGGTTATCTTTTTGATTAGTCGTGGTAAATCAGGCGCATAAGGTGTTTGGGCTGGTTTGTCGCTTACTGGTAGTTGCCTAAAATTAAAGTAATGATGTCCAGATATCTAGGGAATAAGATATGGTCAGTTTTTTATTCTCACCATTTCAAATAGCTTTCTTCTATGGCTGGTTCCATTATATCGATCAGAAAAAGCCCGCTTCGATTTTTTGCTTCAAAATCTCGTGCAATTCGGCGCAAGGATATTGAGCTTGTATCCCCCAGAAGGGGCAGCCAAGGTTATGCCTAAAGGCGCTTCCGTCGGTAAGGTCTTGGCTTGCGCCGCAGCGTTTGCAGTGTAGTCGGGGCCCCTCAATGCCCCATTTTTTGTTCCAAGCTTTCAACGGTAGGTATGCAACTGGCATTGCAAGGTCTCCAAAGGGTAACCAGCCAAACGGACTGAAGCAGATTTGACTCCTTACGATAAAAATATTAGTTCACTTTCTTGCAGCTATGGTGTTTTGAAGGCAGAAATACTCACCATGGGTAGGGAGTAGCTGTTGGCTGCGATCGAGTACCGGTGGTCGTGACGTCTCGCTGAGTGATAACGCTTGACTAAACTTAAAGTATTAGGCGAGCGGATGCCTTGAAGGCACCATTGCTAATAGTATCAAGACACCTGCGCCCATAGGAGGCGACTATGTATGCGGTCATCAGAACCTATTTGGGGGGTGGGGCAAAGCAGCTTTTCGATAGCCTGGAAGAGCATAAAATCGATGTCGAAGCTACCTTGCGGGCAGTTCCTGGGCTTATAAGCTATACACTGCTGAACACTGGTGATGGAGGCACGGCCGTGACAGTTTGTACGGATAAAGTCAGCACCGATGCAAGTTTGAAAATAGCGCGCGACTGGATCAAGAAAAACGCCTCTCATATCCACGCGAATCCGCCTGTCGTAACGGAGGGGCCAGTCATTGTGCAGATTACATAGTGCGCCGTTGTAACCGCTCTTTCACTGTCAGTGGTGGCTTTACAATATCTGGATCTGGAAAATACTGCTGTGTAAGCAAGCATCTAGGCTGAATTAACTTGCGGCTATGGAGCCCTCAATGAAGCGAACGATACTGGGAATGCTTGATGCCGGGGAGACTTTGATCCTGCAGGCTTCAGAGGCTGTATCTCGCTATCGCGAAGCCGAAGCAGCGGGTAAACCTCCGGAAGAGGTGGAACGTCTGCGGTTGTTGGCTGAATCATTGTTCCAGGTAGTTACTGACTTTCAGCTCCGAGCGCAGGGAGTTGAGTTGCCTACGCTCCATTAGGGCTATTGGTTATAAAACATGCTCAGCACTAAGCCCCAGTATTCTCGGTTATCGCCTTTCTATAGCTTAAATATCGCTTTTTCCTGAAAACGCTGTGAGCCTTGATCAGTAAGGGCTGTAGCCATTTTTAGGAGGGGATATTACTAATATTACTCTTTCTAAGAGACCCACGAATTTTAGGGTTGGCACCTGTAGTGGGCATATGCTGTACGGCTGACTTCATCAAGCGTTCCCCAATACGGTCCCACCAGGATGCGATTAGCGATGAGCAATAGTGGAGCGGGTCAAGAGAATAGAACCCTCGTTATCAGCCGGGAGGCTTACACCGAGGGTTAATTTTAAGTGGATACATGTACGAGGAGCTTGGGGGCTTGAACAGGCTTCACAATCTTTTTTATGAGCGCCATTAATTATCTTCAGTGATTAGTAGCTTTGCAGACTGATAAGCTTCACATCTGTTTAGGTAGTTTTTACAAAAGCCTGAGTATCGCTCTTCACGATTTGAAAGTAGCTCTATACGCTCGATTGCCTCTGCGATCCGTCTGAGACGATTTCTTCGTGTGATGTTAGTCGTGCAATTGTTGTAATCCTCGATGGCGAACTCGATGGCTTCAGCAAAGTCATGAAGACTTGCAAGTATGTCCCCTCGAGGCTTCATCAGTCTTACAGAGTTAAGGCTGCATACTGAAATTGTATTCCTAGCAAGTTCGTTTTCATTGGTTGCTTTTATTCTGATGTCTTCATAATAAAATAAAAGTTCCGGATCTATATCGTAGGGGTTTACTATCGGCGAAGCTTCAGTGTCGTGATTTGACTTGCTAAGGTTGCATTTTCTGCAGGAAGGAAGAAAGTTGCTCCATTCAAAGGTGAGATGTGGGTAAATTGACTTCGGTTTAAAATGCTCAACTTCTATGTTTCCACCCTCAGCAGGTTTACACTCACAGAAGGCACATTTCTGCTTGGAACTTTCAAAAAGCTGTTGCTTTATTAGCTCGTCTCTGTAGTGGGAGACGAGGGTCTCTTTTTCTTTGGTAGGTATGTTGCTATAAGTTCCATATGTTGAAATTGCTTGGTCAAGCGCTAGCTGCCAAATTTCTTGGCTAGTGTGGAGTACTTCTGGCTTTTGACTTCGTTCAAGTTTAATCATTGTAAGTTGCCGTTTTGGCAGCAAGTTTGGCTTGGAGTACAGATACAATCGTGTCGCTAGGATGTGCAATGTCGCCCAGTTTTTGTATTGCAACTTCAAGCTCTTCAGGAGTTCCTGCGTCGACCAAGATGAATGCTTCAGCTATTAGCTTCTCGTACTGTTTGTTTTCAAGACTTCTAACTCCCATTATTTCATGCAAAATTTGGTCAGTATTCCAGCCTGAATAGGTATGGGGCGTAGGCTGTAGATCGTAGACTTCGGATCCTTCCGGTTTATGCATGGCAATCACCTCTCCGGGGCCCGCTGAGGCGAGCAGGTGCGGAGAGTGGGTGGTTACAATAAATTGGAGGTTCGGGAATATACTGATTAACCCCTCTCTGAGGGTGAACTGCCATTCTGGGTGCAAGTGCAGATCCAGTTCATCGATTAAAACAGTGCCTTGGGCGGTAGAAACATCTCGCTCTCCTTCTGGACGACTACCTTCAATCCATTCGAATATATTAGCGATAATAGAGAGAATTGCTTGAAATCCTGATGATAGTTCTTCCAGATAGCATTCTTGGCCATAGATAGAGAACGTGGGTTCTAAGTTTCTTCCTGTTCTTATGTATGAGAAGTTGCTATCAAATGGCGCAATCGTCGGCAAGCTTGTAATTAAGTGATTCCAGTTTTTCCGCTCTTCTTGAGCCCAATCTTTCTCAATTATGAAATCGCGGTTAACTATCCATTGCTTTATGTCGTGTCGATGTTCTCCATGAAGTGAACGAATTCCAACTTGAGCATAGTCAGTGCATTTCTGGTCAAGCTCAAGCTCTCGTTGCATACCAGATATTTGTTTGTATGTAATGCCTCTGTTGGCACCTAGAAATAGAGGGCAATAAATTTTTGCATTTTTTTGTGTCTCGTGGGCGGTGAGAGTAGTACGGTTTGTTTCTGTTGGTATAGGACCCCATGTTCTTATTGTGGCTTTTCTGTATTCGTCCCCATGATAGGATCGGCGGTCTCAAGGAGCAAGTGCAACAGTCAGTTAATTTTCTGAGCTTGCTAAGCGAAACAATCCCGCTTCCAAAACATCGTTATCAATGGGCGTCTGACCGAACCGAGCTTACCTGACTAAGCACA